AAATAACTGTTGTACTAGAAGAAACTGCTCCCGTTACTGTTCCTTGACCACCAAGGGAAACGGTCTTGACTGGCATATAAGAAGTAGTAAGGAATTTCTCTGAATCTGCAACTGTTAAAGTATACATATATTTCCAAGTATATCCATCTGATTCTGCTGTTGGAGCAGTTAATGTTTGTGTAGGTTGTACAGTAGAAACTGTAGCTCCTTTTACGATACACTTATAAACTTTAAATTCTGATGTAATAACATAGAATGCTTTATCATATATTGATCCATCGTTTGAATCCCAAGCATAATATGTTGTACCAGTAGTCCAAGTGTGCCTTGGTACCACGTGGGTAACATCAGTAGATGCTATTTTCTGCATGGCCATAAAATTAGCCCTTGCTTCTCCAATATCATCTATATGATCGTTTGGTGTAAATGGTGTAGTATCAGTTGTATCTGAAGTTGTTAAAGACCAAACATCAGGTTTACCAATAGCTACATATACACTATTGTTTCCAACGTCCTCTTTAAAGTTTTCAGCATTTACTGTCCTAAATTTTGATGTGACTATTGCTGTCATTTTTCGTTTCCTCTAATCTATGTGAACAAAACTATTCACGTTATATCTATTTATACTAGTTGAACCCATGTTTTTAATCTGTGTGGACCCAAAATGTTCTATTTTACCATTTTGATCGTATAACCTTGCCGTTGTATCGAACGGGGCTTTAAGAGCAAAAGGGTTTGTTTCGTCAAATGTTTCACTTCTATCGGACTTATGATTTAGATATAATATTAATATATCTTGTACATCTTTAGCACGAATCTCATTATGAACTGCACTACCAACTCTAATCTTTGGTTCAACAACATAACCCATTCCAACATTAGAAATACTTGCTGATCCAGTTAAATTACCATTTCCATCCAACGGTAAAGTAGCTACTGCTTGTACATTTGTACCTAATAAATCACCAGCTTCATCTTTTGCTGTTGGTGCATCTATTATTAATGTCGGAGCTACTCTATAATTTTTAGGTTCGCCTTCTATTATATTTATAGTTGATAATTTACCAACATTTGGATTTGCTGTAGGGGTTAAAAAGATAGTTGCATAACCAGAACCTGGATTACTAATAGTTATATTATCACCATCAACTCTCCCTTTAGCATCAATAGCTAAACTTATAGTTGGTTGGTTTATACTAGTACCAGTACCATTAATTGTTATACTTGGAGCAGATCCATATCCATATCCAGGCTCATCAACTTCTACAGAACTAACTAATCCATCTAGTTTTTGTACCGTTGCTGTAGCTGTTTTTCCTGTAAACTTATGTGTTGTTCCTACTCCAACTCCTGTTAAATTAATCTCTGATCCACCTGAAGTAGCAGATAAAGATATAGCATTACCAGTTATTGTTTTAACAAAATAAGTTGTTCCACTAGTTAATCCAGCAATTGCTGTACCAGTGGTTGTATATGTAATTTCATCATTTGCTGTCCAAGAAGCTTTTTGTGTTGCACTTAATGTAACATTATTATTTGATGTACTTACTATAGAAGAACTTGAACCATTAAAGGTTTGTGCTGCTGGAGCTGCAATAGTAACAGTTGGTGCTTGGAAATCCTTTCCTCCTTCTGTTACGGTAATTGCTGTAACATTTCCTGCTGATACAGTAGCCGTAGCTGTTGGTGCTGTATATCCACTTCCCCCATCAGCAAAGGTTAAATTTGGGGCTGATAAATAACCAGATCCAGCGTGTGTGATTGAAGCATTATTTTGTATAACCCCATCTTTTAATGTAGTAGATAGTGTAGCACTTTTATGAATATTTGCTGTGACCTGTGGTGTAAATGCTGAAGCAAACATTTCTACTAATACCGCTAAATCCTCAACTCCAATTACTCCTGGTTGTATCCCTGGCATTGCAGAAAATAATCTGGCCAAGGTACTCATCATCTTTTTGTTGTTTACTGTCCCAACATTAATAAAGTTTAATAATAGTAAAATCTCTCCAAAGAATTTAAATCCAGCTGGATGAACTAATCTTGTAAAAGCATCAGCCCAGTCAGAAACGTTTTTACCAGTTTTAATTAGGTAACTAAATTTTTGGTATCTTAAACTATCTTGAATTTTAATACTATCAGATAAGAATCCTTTATTATCTAAAAAAGCACTTGATCCAGTATCCCAATTTCCATTAGAAGGAATTAAAGTCTTATCATAAGGTCTTTCCACCTCAACTACTTCATTAAATAATAATCTAAAGAATATCTCTATACTATCACTTGATCCTCTTACTTTATAAAAATCAATAATTTGTTTATATAAATTTCTTTTATTAACCGTAACATCTCTAGGAATAGCAGCAGCTATTTCTTTCTGCATAAATTCTAAATAGTTTGAAGCATTACCATCTATATCCATAGCTTGTTCGATTGTATTCATAACATTCGAAGGTCCTGGACCAACCCAGTTTTTAACCACTGTGGTTAATGTTGCTGTTTTAGAATTATGAGAGGATAAACCCGTAACGGTATATGTTTTACCTATCTCTGAAGTTTCATCTGCTAATGTTCCAGGTAAATCATTACCATTAGTTATAGCTACGTTTACAGAGTTTAAACTAATTGAAGTTGTTGTTCCATCTGTATCTGTAATAGTTAAAGTTGATTCTGCTCCGGTTTCATCTGTAAAGAATTCATCGTTTTCTTGTTTTGGATCGGAGATTCTAAATACTGCTTTACTATCTAATACTACGTCTGTAAATGTTTTAGTCTGTTGATATATAAACTCTTCCATATTCATAAACGTATAATATGATTTCATCAAAGCTTCCATCTTTGATGAATTTTCTAGTATATGAGCTGGAACTAGCTGTTTATAATTAATATGCTCTTTTGTTTGCTTCTTAGAAGAAACTACAGTTTCCACGTATCCCGGAGAGCTATATTCTTTATCTTGTGACATTATTTAATTCTTGCTGTAGTTGTATATGTAATTGAACCAGCTGATCCACTTACTGAAATTGTATCGATCTCTGGAGTAATTGTCACTCTTGTATTATCAATAGAAAGTAATTGATCTCTCTTAGGAGCTAGGTCTAATGAATTAGGTATTACTGTTATTCGAATAGTTGTATTAGTTGATGGTGCAAAACCGTTTAAAGAGATTTTACCAGCATCAACATCTATTTCTCCTGCATCTGATATTACAGTAATGTTTGTTCCATCTTCAACCTTATAAACAATAACTGTTCTTTTTGTAGAACCTGTAATTGGAATATCACCAAAATAATGATCTGCAGTATCTCCTGAGATTTTAAATGCTGTAGAAGATATAATATGTTTAGTTGATGCACCAGATTGATAAAAAGGTGATGTGAAAGTTAAATCAAAGTTATTAGTAGCTTGAGTAGTTGTTGCTGCTATGTTTTGGAACATACGAGGTCTAACTGTACTATTCTGAATAGAAGGATCTGCGTTATCAATGTTCTTTAATATCTGAGAGTGTCTGAATACTCCATCAAATTTATTTAGGTTATTAAAATTATAATCACTTATTGTATCTCTTACAACAGATTGTAAATCTGAACTAGATCTATCTGTAAGGTTTGGATTATATTTAAAGAATACATCTAATTCTAAATAAGTAAAATTAGGATCTAAAATCTCTGGGGTAATACTAACTACATTCTTGCCTTTTAATATAGTATCTTTAATCTCAGCCTTTTCTGTTGCAGTTAATACTGTAGATGTAAGAGGTTTAATAGCTATATAAGCTTTACCATAGTTAGGTGGATCTTGGTCTTCACCACCCCAAGTAGATATTGAATCTATATTCGTAAATGATTTTTTAATAATAGCTGAATAATCATCTGAGGTCACCGCTCTGTTTTGTGAAGTAAATGTGAGTGGAGCATTAAATCTAATACTTTCAGTTGTCTCTGCGTCAACCCCACCTGCTGCATTTGTTACTGTGGTAATAGCTATAGTACTAAATCCACCAATGTTATCTACCATTGAGAATACACTAGCACCATTTGAATCCTTTCCATTTGTATATACATAATCTAAAGTAACAATGTTATTATTAATAGGTTTATATCCCGTTACACCATCGCCAAAGTAAACTTCAAAATATTCATTTGAATTTTCTTGTAAGTAATATGTCTTTGTTGTTGAATCAACTGTCTTTAATGATTCAAACTTTGTATAAATGTCGTATGCTGAACTTTCTTCATTATCCTGTACACGAACTCTAAGTGTAGAAGTATCTGCATCACTATCTGATAATTGATATTTTTGATTTTCAATATCATTATCAACTCTATATTTTAAAGTTTTAAAAGTTCCTTCTGCTATTGGTATAGCTGTAAATGTAAATTTATTATCTGATATAGTTGCTGTATGGTTATCTAAAACTACGAATTGAAATTCTTCTCCATCAACTAGAGTATTTAATTTTGTTCCCCTGGCAAGAGTAAGGGTAGTAGGTATAGTTCCACTTTCACCTGTCACATCCACTACTAAAGTAACACTTGCTCGAGCAGATAATATTGATCGTGGGATATATCCTAATAATTTAGCACGGGTAACAACGTTACCTCTGATTTGAGCTGAATCTAAGAATGCTTCATTCAAAGAGAAGTGAGCATTCATTGCATTATAATGTGTATTATATGCTAGAACATCTAGTAATACACTCATACCTGATCCATCGAAATCATAATCATTAAATTCTGATTGTGTCTTTAGGAAGTTTTTTAGATTAGTTTTGATTTGATCAAAATCTAATTCCGTTACTTTTAAATTACTTGCCATTTTATCTTAACCTTCGTAATAATATTTCCACAGATTCATTTGTGTCATATTCTTTTATTAAAAATTTAACTGTTAATCTGTAAGCATTTTGATCTGATAAATCATTTATAGCAACTGAGAGTAATTTAACTCTCGGTTCATAATCTTTAATCACATTACTTACATTCTCTTTTATAGCTATTCTTGTAATAGCATCAGCGGGTTCAAATAATAAACCCCTTAAATTAGCTCCTAACTGTGGTTGAAACGGACGTTCGAATGCATTCGTAATCAACAAATTCTTAACAGCATTTTTTATAGCATTATCATCTACTAAAACATTTATATCTTTTCTAATTGGATGTATTTTTAATCCTAGATCTAAATCTCTATGTCCCTTCTTTCTTGCAACAATCTTTGACTTGGAAGTCTTTTGACTAACACTAGAATCAGATTGAATTAAGGGTGATGTTTCGTTTGCCATATATCTATTTATACGCCTTCATCTAAGGTTTTCTTTCTTCTTGCAACTGCTTCTGTACAGGCGGTTGTAAAATCATCAGCATCAGCATATGAGGTAAGAAGAGTTTTCATTAAATCATATTTAGCTGCCATTATTTGTCCTTTTGCCACAAAATCATGTCCTAAAGGATAAGCTGCATCAAGTTGAGATTGTAAATGTCTTAAAACATCTTTCGGATAATCAAATTTTTTCAGTTCATCTATATCACTTCCACCTGCTTCATATATCTCATTCCATGCCTCAGGCCAGGTATAATCAAAATACAATTGTCGAATTTTCATCTTATTTCTTTTTTTAACATCTGGTTCTAAAGCCAGACACGTATCCATGATGTCTCTTAAAGCATCTTTATAAGCAGATATAATACAGGATTTATTTAATTCTTCTTTATCCGGTTTAATTTCTTCTTTTGGTTCTGGTTTCTTTGGCTCTTCTTCTGGGATTTTAGATTCTGCTGGTACTACTGTTGCTTCGCCATCTATTGTTTCGACATTAGGCATTGTGCTACATATATCAGCTGAATTAATAGTAGGTGGAAAAGAATCTAATCCTAATCCACTAATTAAACTATCAAAGTCCGGAACTGCTGATCCCATACTAGCTTTTAGTTCTGCAATCTTTGAAGCTAATCCGCCTGCAGATGTTATATCCCCAAGCTTTAATAAATCCCCTTGTAAACTAGGAACTTCAGGTATAACAGGAACAAAGGAAGTAAGATCGGCTTTGAGTTCATCCATCTTACTTTGCATGGAAGCTAAACCATCTTTACCCTGTTCCAAAAGAGTATCTAATTCTTTTTGTTTATCCTTTACCCCTTTAAGTAATGTATTTTCTGAACAACTCATTATGTATTAGCCTTTGGTGAATTAGTATCGCCTTGTGATGTAGCATCGGCGGTTGTATCTGGTTGTGTATGTTTGTGAGCAGTTTGTGTTATAGTATTCACTGTTATTTCACCAGCATCGTACACGAGTGCTGCTGTTGCGCACGTAAGTGTATGCGTGCCATCTATATCTTCTGTTAAGTTTCCAGTAGTACCAAACTTCATATTACCACCTGAAGCAACTGCATAATCACTAACTGAACTTTGTGAATACTTACCACCAGAGAATAAAGTGGTATTATTATAAGCTGTATTAGAATAGTTATTTGTTGTATTAATAACATAATCATTTCCAATAGTAGTTAATGCATCGTTTGTTATATTTAAATTTAAATCATTTAATACTGTAAGGTTATCATTAATACCAATATTAGTACTTCTATTTCTTTGTATCTCTGTTTCGTAATTACCACCAATTTTGTTTTGTATACTTCCTTTTACGTTTACAGTATAATCTTTTTCTACTTCTAAATGATAATTACCATATACTAATTGACGAAGATCTCCATCAACTGTCATATTCATATTACCTTTTATATGGATATTTTTATTATTAATAATAACTTCATAATCATCACCAACAACTTTAACACTTCTTGTTCCATCATTATAGATTTCTTCAAAGGTTCCTGTTCTATGGGTAGTATTTAATCTTTCATATCCAGGAGTATCATCTACTTCTATTATATGACCGCTCTCACTTTCATCTACTTTATTAAAAGGATACTCTGGGATATGTGCATTTAAAGCTTTTAATTCATCCCATGTTTTTTCTGCATAATAAGAATCTGATTGATCCGGTGCAACTGTTGTAACTTTTGGAGGTACTGCAGTTTTAACTGGATCAGGAGCTGTTGATTGTTCTCTGGTTAAAGCCGAAGCTCCACCTTCATATGTGCTTTTTCTTCCTGATTTATTAACATCGCTTTGATCTATATATTCTCCACGTGGAAAATTAGGAGCAGTAAATCCTAAAGTCTTATCCCTTGAACTACTTTTTGAAGCTACTGAACCCATTATAATAGGATCTTGAGCACTTGGACCATCTCTAAAGAATCCAATCACCCATGAACCTTCCATTAAACCGTGTGGGGTTTCACCTACGCCTGAGGTACCACTCGCGGTTGTTGGCATCATTACTGTTGCCCACGGAAGATCTTCTGTTTTTAATAAAGCTTTATCGTCTGTATGG